CTATGACGTTCAGCCATCGAATAACTCCAGATAAATGCGCCGGCCCGGAAGCCAGCATGACGGCGACAGGCACATCCAGGACGGCCCGTTCCAGGTCAATCAGCCGCCATCGTGTCGCTGAACAGATCGACTGCCCCGGCTTGCGCCATTGCGAGGTTGCGCGAGGCCACCTTGAAATACTTCTCCTTCAATTCGACACCAACGAACCGGCGATTAAGTTTCAGCGAGACATGGCCTTCGCTGCCAATGCCCATGAACGGGGACAGCACGATGTCGCCCCGGTTCGACCACATGAGCAATGCTCGCTCGATCAGGTCCAGTTGCAAGGGACAGACGTGCTTCTCGTCGGCGTTCTCGCGGGCTTGCTCCACATTGAGCGTCTTGGTCTGGCGAATGTCCATCCAGACGGGGGATGCCCACTTCTGCCAGAGCGACACAGGAAATTCCTGCGTATCGTGCTCAATGGGGTCGGGATTGTCGCCGGGCGCGCGAAACAGCATCACATAATCGGCCAACCCCGGCCACGATTTGCTGCTGTCCTTCAAGACCTGCTTGTGCAACAGATTGAGCGCGTCGGTGCGAACCATCTCCACAACGGGGTCTTTCCAGACTGTGATGCGTCGGGCGAAGTGCCACCCTTCGGCTTCATGGATGGTCTTTATGTCCCCGGAGAAATCCTTTGTCGCGATTATCCCGTCCTTCCACTTGGTTGTAGGGATGTCGGAGCAATGCACGGCGGTAAGGCGCCCCGGCATCGTCACGCGCAGTTTCTCGCGAACCGCATAGCCGTAGTGCTGCTTGAACTCGGCCTCGGTCATGTTGTTGCCGATGTCACACTCAGAGTCGGAATAGGTGAACAGCGAACCGAACGGCGGGGAGTAGACCGAGAACCCCACGCTTCGGCTCGGCAGTTGACGCATCACATCGATGCAGTCTCCGTGGTAGGCCCCGTATAGTTCCCCATGAGTTTCGCCTAAGCAGCGCACGATACCAGCCATGAAGGCAGTCTCCCCTTGTGTGTCGGATTGTACGGCACGCGCACCGCTGAATGCTGCGAGCGGGCGCGACATGATGCGGCTATCATCTGCGCCTTCATCTCGGCGTGCGCTCCGGCCTTGGTGTCGATCACCCGGCCAATCTGATCCTCGCCCTCCGCCACGACGAGATGCACTTGCACTTGGCGCGTCTGTCCGAACCGCCAGCATCGGCGAACGCACTGATACCACGCCTCATAGGAGAATGTGCGGCCAACGAAGGCCATTCGGGCGCAGACCTGGTAGTTCAATCCCTGACCGGCAATCTTGGGCTTCGTCACCATCTGGCCAAACTCGCCTTCCGCGAACCCCATGAGCGTCGATTCCTTGTGCTCTACAGTATGGGAGCCTCGGACCTCTTTCGCGTCTGGCAGTTCTTTCATGAGCAAATCAGCCTCATGATCGGTGTCACACCAGATCAGCCACGGCTCGGCCGGTTCCTCGGCTACAAGGCGCCCAATCACCGCAGCGCGCGCCGCCGCTGTCTGCCGCTTGGTGTCATACATCGTGGTCGCTGATACATCGCCGGCAAATAGCGATCCAGCGGGCGGCCGGATGTCTCCTATCGTCTTGTGTCGGATGACGTTCAGCGCGGGCAGCACGAACCGCGACCCGTCGAATCCCAGATCCTCAGGCGACGACGCCATGACAGCCCACGACGCTACCCAATCCCAGAACGAGGCAACGGCGTGTTTCTTTAGCCGCCAAGTCCCGGTGTCTGACGTGTCGTTGATGAACCAACGCGACAGCATTTCGGCGCGGGACATAATGCCAAGGAACTCAGCATGTTGACCAAGCTCGGCATGGTCGTTCGGGGCCGGGGTCGCTGTGGCACATAGCCGAAACGGGGCGCGCTCGAAACTGTCAATCAGTCGCCGCGACGACTTGCCCATGAAGTTCTTGAGGATGCTCGACTCATCCAGCACCACACACCCGAACCGCGATGGGTCGAGTTTGTCCAGACGGTCATAGTTGCAGATGTTGATGCCGCCATGAACCTCGCTCGCATCTCGCACCACGCGAGGCGCGTAGCCGAACCGCAACCCCTCTTTCTCGATCTGCCGCGCCACAGCTAGAGGCGTGAGGATCAGAGAACAACCGTTCGTCGCCTCCCCTCCCTGCGACGCGAACTCCAATTCGCACAAAGTCTTACCGAGGCCAGTATCCAGGAACAGCGCCGCGCGTCCCTGCCGAATGCAGAACTCTGTCGCCGCCATTTGATAGTCGAACAGCGCCTTGTGCATGGGCAACGGCTCAGTGCCCACCGCTACGGGGCGCGGCGCCTTGCTGGCCAGAAACGCCGAATACTCATCGTTCATCGGAACTCTCCCCTCGCCCCCAGCGTGACCGCCGCGCCATCGTCCAGCCACGTCGGTGGCAGTAAGCCCAGGTTCTCCGGCGCCCACCGCTGCACCATCTGGCTCATCGTGGATGACCAAGCGCGGCAAGTTGTTCATCGACGGTGCGAACGGGTGGCCGGGCATTGCTCGGCACTGGCGCGTCGTCGCGATTGTCATTGTGCCTGATCCGGCGCGAGTCCGCCCACCCAGGGGCGGTTTCGACCTTGTATCCGATCGCCTCCCTGGCGATCATCCGAGGCCCGGCTTTGGCGATCTTCTCCAGCGCCTCCAGCGTGCCCGTCAGGCGCTTCCCGTGGGGTTGCAGCAGCTTGTAAACCTCGGCGGCACTCGGCCACCACTCAAACGCCCGCAGAGCCTCGGCCAACGTCTCCAGCGTCCAAGCGCCGCGGGGAATGTCACTGCACGCCGTAGCGATGGCGGCGATCCGGAGCGCCGACGCTTCCCTAGGCTGTGGGTTGCGCACCGCCGCGTTAAGCCGCATCAGCCATGTTTGCAGCGCCAGAGGATCAGGTGGCGCACATGCGGCGCGATAGGCAGGCACCAGCGCCGCCGCGCGTAGATCGAACCAAGGTTCGGTCGGCGCCACCCGTAACCCAGGATCGTCTGGCTCGGTGCCAGGATATGCCACTGCGCCCACGACAAGCGCCGATACTTGGCTCTTGAGTTCGCTTGGCAGTTCGGGCAGTTCATGCGTCAGTACGGCGAGATCATTGCTCATGCGGCTCTCCCAACCCCATCAGGGGTATCATCCAGTCCAGCTTGCTTTCCGGTTGCCGAGAAGATCGCCCGGACGAATGGGACGAAAATCTTACAGCGTTGTCGCACCATGTCAGCCATGCGCGGTCCCAATCGGCCATCATGTTGCCCTTGGCGATGTGGTGGTTTGCGAATGCCCGCCTCTCCCGATCGACATCAAGGTTTCGCTCTGTCGCAGCCATCTCTCCCGCTGCTGTCGGCTTCCAGTCGTCGGTCAGCATCGATTTTGCCTTCGCTCGCTTCGACGTCGACTGCACCGTTGGCCGCTCGCGCGTAACCAATGAGGGTTCATTTGAGGGTTCTATGAGGGTTAATAAGGATTCGGGTGCACGGGGCGCAGGGTTGAGTGGCACGGGGCGCAGGGTTGCGGCGCCCCGTGCAGGGTTGGAGTGCGCCCGGTGCAGGGTTGCGTGCCCGTTTAACACTGCGCCCGATGCAGGGTATCTGGCATGTCGGCGACCTTTCGGCTGCTCCAAACGAGCAATTAACCCTGCATCGGGCGCAGTGTTAATTGGCAGGAAATAGTGACTGGTCAACCTGCCGTTAGACACCTCGGAACGGATCACGCCAGCCTCCGCAAGCTCGTGCAGCGCCGTCCTGACCGCCCTCTCGCGCACACCCGAGTAGAGAGAAATACGCGCAACCGAGGGCCAGCAGTGGCCGGTGTCGTCGGCGTGTTCTGCCAGTGCGACAAGGACCGACTTCCTAGGGCCTGTCAACGGCACAGGAAAAGCCCAGGATAAGGCGACATTTCCCACCGCCTCCACCGGGATCAGAATGGCAGCATTAGTACGGCGCCCCAACACTCTTGAGATAGGCGTCGAACGGGTCTTCAAAGTCCTGTAATTGGCGCATTTTCTTGGCCTCCCTTTCAAGATCGTCGGGTAACTGACTGCCTGCTGGGTCCGCCATGTCACGCCGCCTCCGCTTTTCCGTCAGTGGCAACGTATCGCGTTTCGGTGCTGGCCGTCAACCCGAGAGCCGCAAGTATCTTTGGCCCTGGATCACGCTCTCCGCGCAATACCATTCCGACGAATTGACGGCTCACCCCTATGCGCTGCGCAAACCGTGTGGGCGACTTCTCTCTTTCGCACGCCGCCCGCAGCAGGTCCCTCATAGCGTCCTCAGACAGCATCATTGGCCCCTCCTGTCCGCCGCCCATCCCACAGCGTCACCACCACTCGATCTCCGCAGGAGGCATTTCCAAAGCCGCCAACAGCCCTTGCATCTCCGCATTAAACTCGGGCCAGCGCTCCATCAGCGTGTCGATCATGGCGACCCCGTGCATGACGGTGGTGTGGTCGCGATTGCCGAGTGAGCGGCCTATCTCGGGGAAGCTGCACGCGGTGAGGTGACGGCACAGCCACATCGCGGCTTGCCTCGGTCTGGCGATGCGGCGTGACCGGCGGCGCGATAGAAGGTCAATGCACCTCACGGCGAAGTGGTTGCACACCGCCGCTTGAATAGCGGCAACGCTGATCGTCTGGAGCATTACGCCCCCGCTTCGGCTGGGGCCTCGGGCGATGGGGGTTTGGGGGTCTTCGTCTGCGCCACCAGACCGGCATCTGCGAGGGTGTTATCGGCCTCCAGTCGACCGGACAGCAGAAGTATGGCGCTCCCTTCTGGGGTCTCGGAAAGCACTCTCACAGCCTTGCGCACCGACTTCGCGGCGAGACTCACGGTGATCTTCCGCGCCCCAACGGCGACCGGGACGTTGATGCGCCCCTGGCCCTCCGGTATTGTCAGGCCGATGAACGGCGTATGATCCAACACCATGCTGACCTTGAGCGCGCGGGCCGTGGTCTTAATGTTGCGGATTCGGTCGGCGGGAGTTTCCTGGCGTGGGGGCGGCGGCGCGGTGGCTGCTGCGATTCGTTCAGCAACAGTTGCCGACACTTCTGCCAGCATCAGGGTTGAACGTTGCGGCGCAATAGGCGATATAATGGAGGTGTCCATACGCGATTTCCTCTCGCTGTGGGCATTGCGCTGAGGCGGGATTGCCTCCGCGCTGCGGATTAGGACCGATCGGGGTTGCTGTTCCCCGGTCGGCCACCGCGATCGAAAGGCTACGCCCACCTCCCTCCCCCCGTCAACACCCGAGGCCCTCCCCAGACGGTGGGAAATGTGGGGTTGGTCAAAACCGCGGCGCAGTCATCTTCGGACGCTTCCGGATGACCTGTCCGTAGCCGATATCGACCACCGCGCCATCGGCTACGCCTCGCAGGCTCGCCTTGATGTGCTCCTGGTAGTCCATGTCGGCGTAGTGGTATCCTTGCGAGGCAAGCCCGCGTTTCGTGTGCCCGTACTTGTGCGGCTCTATATCGCCGGTCCGAGGGCTGATCCGTTGCAACGCTACCATCTGGCCGGCGATCTCATCCTTTTGTCCGGCGACTGGGTCAAACCACACGTCGCAGACGATGTAGTACCAAGTGCCTTGGCGACCCTGGTAAGTCGCGTGCCGCAGCATGAGCTGATCGCTCACTTTGATCTCGGCGAATCGGAGCGCGCGGCCGGGCTTCCGACGCTTGCGGGGCGGTATCTCAACCCATCGAGTCCCGCTGTCGGTGACGATTATCGTCATGTTGGCGCCTTGCTACGCATTCCCGCACGCCCTCCGCACAGCAAGCGCCAATTCGCCAGGCGCCACGGACTTGTTGCCGGGGAGGAGGCGGTCGAACGCGCTGCGGCGGCGGGTCATTGCTCGCAACCCTTCCCGACAGCGTTGCCGCCAGGACGCACCTCAACGAACTTCTGCCACGGCACCCACCCTTGCAGACAGTGGAATCCCCATTCCCGCACGCGCGGGCCACTAAGGA